AGATCCTTATACTTTTCTTCTTTCTCGGTCAACCACCAGAGTGAGAACTGGTCCCAAGATTTGAGACTGTCCGCATACCCGTCTGGCCACCAAGTGTCATTCATCTGTCTGAATGTCAAGTCCCACCAATCATCCATGAACTCACGCACAATCGGTTTGGACATATCATATAAACATACTGCACCGCATAGTGTGAACTTAGAGACACCCTCTGGGGTGTCGAAGTCACGTTCTGCATATATGTAGTCACGATCATCTGTCAAGGCAGTAAAGACCACATCATGATCTTTCATTTCATCCCAAACTTTGCAGATGTCTTCGTGCTCTACTTCCATATCAGCATCGATATACATCGTTAGGTCATACGGCGATTTCGCCATACCCCATAACTTAGCGCGGTAGTGATCGTCACATAAGAGAATATCGTCTGCGACATCTCGACCACGGTCATCAAGGAATCGTTCCTCGGTCACTAAACAGATCTTGCATTCCTCTTCTGGTTCATAGTAGTCCCTGATAGACTCTGCAAGATTGATTGCGTACAAATAAAAGTTGCGTTTCTTTGACGCAACGATAATAAACCCTTTACTCTTTTCCATCTGTCTCGGCCTCTAGTTGGTCTTGTAGAATCATGATCGAGTACATATCCACTTCGATCTTAGATTTAGCACGACGCAATTTTGCCTTCAACTTGCGGTTCTTAGAGTTCTTGATCTCCTCAACTTCAAACGCTTCTAGTTTGTAGTTAAACAGTTTCTCAAGTTTCCTTGCCTTTTGATGTTCTAACTCACGTTGCTTCTCTTCTTCCGCCTCCGCAGCTTTGCGTTCGACTCGATCGGTAGTTTCCTTATCGATCAACTCTTCACCAAGCGCATCCACGACTTCCGCAAACAACTCGTTAGGATTTCCATCACGATCATGTCTTGCCAACAACATCTGTTGACGGGTGACACGACCAACATCATCTTCCATTTCTAGGATACAGTTTAGTTCTTTCTTCTCTTCTGTTTCCCAGAATGCGTTGTCCATCCAACGTCTATAACTCATTTACTCATTCTCCAAAAGGGTTCAATTCAATATTCAAATCTATGTATATGACTAATAAAGTGGGTCCGAAGACCCACCTGTATTCAGACTTCTATTATAACATAGAAGGGTCGCTTATGCAACCCTTACATATAGTGTGTATACATCTGTAACGTGTGTCTGTGTATCGGAGATGGTTTGACCGATGTAGTTACCGACGAAACTACGTGCGTAGTTTCCAGCGAACTCACGGGTGTAGTTACCACCAAAGTCACGAGAGTAGTTACCGATGAAGTTTCCTAGGTAAGAAGAAACACGGTCACGTGTGTATGCACCTGAGTAAGCAGATGTTCTGATACGTGCGTATGCAGATACACGGACACGAGAGTAGTTACCTACGAAGTCACGAGAGTAAGCACCAGTGTACTCACCAACGAACCCACGGTTGTAGTTACCTACAAAGTTACCTACGAAGTCACGTGCATATGCACCAGTGTACTCACCAACAAACTCACGACTGTAGTTACCTACGAAGTCGCCAGCAAAGTCGCGTGTGTACTGACCGGAGAAGTCACGTGAGTAGTTACCTGTGAATGTACGGTTGTAAGCACCAGTGTACTCACCAACAAATCCACGAGAGTAGTCACCTACGTAGTTTCCGCCAAAGTTTCGAGCGTAAGTACCAGAGTAAGTACCAGTGTATTCACCAGCGAAGTTACGTGCATAGTTACCTACGTAATCACCAGCGAAGTTACGTGCATAGTTACCGACGTAGTTTCCACCAAATTGACGGGTGAAGTTACCGACGTAGTTTCCTGCGAACGTTCCTACGTAATCACCAACATACTCACCAGCGAACTGACGTGTGTAGTTACCAGTGAAGGTGCGAGCGTAGTTACCTACGAAGTCACCAGCAAAGTTAGTTACACGGTCACGGGTGTATGATGATCCACGGTTGCGGACGTATGCAGATACACGAGTACGTGCGTATGCAGAGTAACGAGTGCGCGTTGATGTGCGAGTGTACTCACCAGTAAAGTTACCAGCAAAGTCACCAGCAAATCCACGTGCATAGTTACCAACAAAATCACCTGTAAACGTTGTTGCGTAGTTTCCTACGAAGTTACCAGCGAAGTTGGTTACACGATCACGTGCGTAAGCCGAACCACGGTTACGAGTAGATGTGCGGGTTGAATCGCGTGTGAAGTCACCAACATAGTTAGTTACACGTGTGCGAGCGTATGCGCTGTAACGAGTACGAGCGTATGCGGATGCACGGTTACGTGTGTAGTAACCAGTGAAGTTCGTTTCACGTGTGCGAGCGTAAGAGTTCGCAAAGTTCTGTGTGCGGTTACGTGTGTAAGCAGAGTTACGAGTACGAGTGTAGTTTGTTACACGAGTACGTGCATAGTTACCCACGAAGTCACCAGCAAAGTTACCAGCAAATCCACGCACGTAGTTGCCTAGGAAGTTACCTACATAGTCGCCCACAAAGTTACGCGAATAGTTACCGACGAAGTTACCCACGAAGTCACGAGCATAGTTACCTACGAAGTTACCAGCGTAGCTCAATGTACGTGTGTAGTAACCAGTATTGGTCGATGTGCGAGTCGAAGTACGTGAGTAGTTACCAGCGAAGTCTCCTACAAAGTCACCTGTGTAGTATAGAGTCGCTGCACGATCACGTGTGTAAGTGCCTGTCGCAACGCGAGTACGTGCGTAAGCACTGTAACGTGTACGTGTCGATGTACGGGTGTAGTTACCAGTGTAGTTACCAGCACGGGTACGTGCGTAGTTTCCAGTGTAGGTACCAGTACGATCGCGTGTGTAGATAGTAACACGAGTACGAGCGTAATCAGTAGCACGAGTTCTCTGGTAGTTTACGTTACGTGCATATCCTGTTGCACGGGTACGTTGGAACGTATTAGTAAAGTTACCTACGAAGTCGCCTACGAAGTTACCACCGAAGTTACCAGCGTAACTAGCAGTTCCCACATAATCGCCAACAAAGTTACCTATGAAGTTACCAGTAAAGTCACCAGTAAAGTTACCAGTGTAAGGAACAGTTCCCACATAATCGCCAACAAAGTTACCAGTGTAATTAGCAGTTCCTACAAAGTTTCCTACGAACGAAGAAGTTCGAGTTATTGTATTGGCAAAGTCACCAATATAGTTTGTAGAGATAGTGCCTGGTGCTTTACTTAGTTTATATGCAGTACGGAAAGAACCGTAGTTTGCTTGAAAATTTCCTCTGTAGTATCTTGAACCACCAATGTCCCTGTAGGTCATGTGTACACTACCAGTAAACGCGTCGATCAGGTTACCGTCACGGTAAATCGAGTGGAAACCAACACCACCTTCAGTGTTTATTTCCCAACCAGTCGTTGTTCCGAAGTAGTTACCAGCATACACCTGAGAGAAGCCTGGATCATTTGCAGTACCAACGGAGGTACGAGTCGATGAACCTGTACGAGTATAGTTACCCACAAAGTCGGTCGTGTAATCCACGTTTCGACTATAGTTTGTAGCGCGTGTGCGTTGATAGTTTACTTCACGAGTGTACGTAGCTACTGACGAACGGGTAAAGTTATTGGTGTAATCTGTAGCGCGTGTGCGTTGATAGTTTACTTCACGAGTAGATGTACGAGTTGATGTACGAACCGATGTGCGTGTGAAGTTTGTGGTGAAAGTGTTTGTATAGTTACCTACGAAATCACCTACGTAGTAAACGGTTCCTACGTAATCACCCAAGAAGTTACCAACGTAGTTTCCTACGAAGTTGCCTTCATAGTTGCCAGTGTACGAGAATGCACGGTTACGAGCGTAGTTTCCTACGTATGAGAATGCACGGTTACGTGTGTAGTTACCTACGTAATCACCAGCAAATGCACGAGCGTAGTTACCGACGTAGTATAGGTTACGTGTGTAGTTACCTGTGTAGGTTACACCTACCGCTGAAGCACGAGTGTAGTTTGTTACGCGGGTACGACCATAGTTACCTACGAAGTCACCTGCGTAGTATAGAGTACGTGCGTAAGAGAACGTAGATGGTCTGGTACGAGTAGATGTACGCGTAAAGTCACCAACATAGTTAGTAACACGAGTACGAGCGTAAGCTGAACCACGAGTTCTTGTATAGTTTGTCGCACGTGTACGAGCATATGCTGAGTAACGTGTGCGAGTCGATGTACGAGTTGAAGTACGAGCGTAGTCACCTACGAAGTTTCCAACGAAGTCACCGACGAAACCACGAGCGTAGTTTCCGGTGAAGTCACCAAGGAAGTTACGGCTGTAGTTACCGACAAAGTTTCCAAGGAAGTTACGACCGTAGTTACCTACGAATGCACGAGAGTAGTTGCCTACGAATGCACGAGCGTAGTTACCAACGAAGTTTCCAACGAAGTCACGAGCGTAGTTTCCGATAAAGTTACCACCGTAGTTTCCTACGAAGGTACGAGCGTAGTTTCCTACGAAGTTACCCGCAAAGTTAGTGACGCGATCACGAGCAAAGTCACCAACATAGTTAGTGATGCGTGTTCTTGCGTAAGCACTGTAACGTGTGCGAGTTGATGTGCGTGTTGATACGCGAGAGTAGTTACCTACGAAGTCTCCAGCAAAACCACGAGAGTAGTTACCCACGAAGTTACGTGAATAGTTACCTTGGAAGCTGCGAGAGTAGTTTCCGATGAAGTTACCTGCGAAACCTGTTACACGGTTACGCGTATATGTTGATACACGAGCACGAGAGAATACGCCAGTATAGTAACCAGTGTAAGTCCCTGCGAAGTTTTCTTCACGGACGCGGGTAAAGTCAGTTGCGTAAGCAGATGTACGAGTACGCGTGTATGTTCCAGCGTAAGCAGATGTACGAGTACGTGTGTATGTTCCAGCGTAAGCAGAAACACGTAGACGGGAGTAAGTCCCCGCATACGTTCCGGTATATGTAGATACACGAGTACGAGTATAGTCTGCTGAGTACGTTGATACACGGTTACGTGAGTAAGTACCTGCATAAGATGATACACGTCCACGAGTGTACGATGAAGTACGTGTGCGTGAGAATGTACCAGTGAATGGTGTGATACGGTTACGAGTGTAAACCGAAACACGAGCACGGTTATATGTTCCCGCGAAGTATCCAGTAAACGCTGTTAGGCGAGTGCGTGAATACGATGAAACGCGAGTACGTGCATATGTACCTGAGTACGATGATGGGCGAGTACGAGAGTAGTTCCCTTCAAAGTTACGTGAGTAGTTACCTACGAAGTCACGTGAATATGTACCTGTGTAGTCTCCTACAAAAGTACGAGCAAATGTTGAAACACTGTCACGCGTGTATGAAGATACACGAGTACGAGTGTATGCAGAAACACGTGCACGGTTGTATGAAGATACGCGAGTTCTTGCGTATGCAACGTCAACTGGTGTACGACGTGTGTTCTGTGCAGTACCTACAGACACCCATGTGCCTGGGACTGTTGGTGCGCCTTGTGCTGTTGAACGTAGTTGGTATGAACCAATCGCTCCGGAAGTAGCACGAAGTGACTTGATGCGTTGACCTAGTGTATACTTGATCTGTGCATCTGACATTTCTTTTAGACCGTTGAATCCAGTACCATCGTAGCTTGTCGCTACTGGGCGAACTGGGGCAACCGACGCCATAGAAGTACGCATCCAAATGTGATAGTTTGTTACTACGGTACCTGCACCGCCGTTACCGTGAGTGTCAGAAAATACAGAGTCAATAAACTTTGTATAGTCTGCACTTGGTTGAGTAGCGGACAGTTTGAAAGTACCGATATAGTCGTTCTGTACTAAGTTAGACAGAACACGACCTGCTAAGTTGTCCAAGTCCCCGTCTACCATTTCGTAGAAGCCTGGGTTTGGAGCAACGTCGTAATAACCTACTGGACGGACAAAGTCTGCACCGGATTCGTCTGCTGGGCCACTCACTTGCTTCAGAGTGGTGGTCACTGAGGTACCCGTGATCTGTGAAGCAGGGTGGGTACCAGATATTTCATTGTAGTAAGAATCTACAAACGAACCGATTGATTGGCCATCAGTTAAACTGATATTACCAACGTCGTTAGATGCGGCCGCAACTAACGCTTCTCCCACTGCATAGGATAGATACAACTCATCCGATGGAGTGAATTCCTGTAGGTCACCATTAGCATTTTGAATTTTTAGTGGTATACTAGATGCTGACACGATATCGTCTCTCTTTTAAGTTAAAAGGATTTTGTGGTTAATGACAAGAGTTATTTATAATAAAAAAAATGTGTGCAACCGAAGTATACACACATTTTATGAAAATTTACAGTTGATGTTGATCTTACGAAAGAGTAGGCCAATCCACGTCAGTGATACAACTTGGATCACCTAAATTATCTATAAGATCTCTCAACGCTTGACGGTACTGAGACCAAGACTGTTTCTTTTCTTCTGAGATAGGAGCGTCCGGTAACTGTGTCCAATCCGATTGGGCCAATAGGATATTCCTCTGTTTTCTGATATCGTTGAGTAATAACTCTCTATCCCAATTCCAGCCGGGTATATCCTTATCCCAATAAGCATGGGAGTTGGGTCTTACCCCAACATGAACCCATTCATCTGATACTAAATCATACCAGTGTTGTTGTGAAAGATATGACATATCCCCACAACCCTCTGGCATATTTTCTGTCGTGATCCAGATAGCTTTGTTTTTTCCGTCGTCTACAATGGTACCGTGAGCTGGAGTTCCGTGTTGAGGGAGAACGGATCTTGCGACTCTCCCACTCTCCATATTAACATAAGCTACATATTTTAACATTTTTAATTTCCTTTAGTTTGCTATACCGCCAGGGAACGTGTCATCGTTACCCGTGTCGATACCACCATTACCTGTGTCGTCTTCACTGTTCTGAGATCGGTTAACTGTAACATTCCCCCCAGGCTTAGAGACCCAACTTCCACCGTTCCTTCTGACCTGAGGCGTTAAAGATTCTGAATTGCCTGGAGCTGGTACAGAATTTAAGTTGAAGAATTGAGTGGTCGATGTAACCTGAGTGGCATTTAACACAACATCATTACTATTCGTTGTATCCAAAATTCTCATCTCTTCACCTACAGTCATTCCTGAATATTCTAAAGTCAAATCGCCCACATCCGCTGGCAACTGAATGATACCATTTGTTGCATTCTGAATACTTGGGTTACTCGTAGGAGTTGTTCCTTGTAACGGTCCCGCAGAGGTATCTCTATATATGTTAAATACTTTCGCATCCACATAAGTTCTGCCATTATATATCTGCAACGTATACTGCCTGCTGTTTCCTACGGAAGGTAGTTGACTATCTACTTGAACCGTAGTGTTAACGTCCTGTGGCAAAGTAAATGATTTAATAGTAGTAGAACCATATCGTATTCTCGCATTGACCGAACCCGATCCCTGAGATGCATAATAGAATTGAACCGCAGCACTAGTGTCGTCACTATAAATGTTGTATTGACTTCCTGTGGTTGTTCCTACCAGATTAGTACCACTGTCGTCATCGTATAAAGTAAAGTCGACAGACGCCAATAAATCACCAGAACCCAGAGTTATTCCTGTTCTTAGTTCTACGGTAAAGTTTTCTCCCTGCCATCCGGTCTCTGCCACATAATCGTTTTTTGCAGTAAAGGTAAAAGAACTAGTTGCTGCCTGAAAATATTTCCCAGTAGCAGTCAAGAATTCTCCAGTTCCCACTTCACCCCCACCATCTTCTGGAGACTTACGAATAACCTTGAAGTTATAGTTTCCAGATTCACTCACAACAGCATTGACTGTAATTGAACCGTTTCCTCCAACACCTTCCTGCATGAAGGTTGCGCCGTTTGCGAATTCTAAACTAGCGCTGATACCACCACTTCCATCGTCACCACTATTACTTGTGTCCCCAGACGATGCGGATCCTCCGGAGGATCCGCCAGTGTGTAGGGTTGCGGAAAACATAGCGAAACCCGGCCTATAGAAAATTACATCTTGTCCACCATCATCAAACTGGAACTCACCATCGTAAATGTAAGCACCAGTATTGTTAATCGATATAGCCCTTAACCAAAATATAGCTAGATCCGGATCATGTATCGTTTGCAATAATGAAGTCCATTCGATGTTGGTATAACTTCCATGAACACCAAATGGGAAATATTCTGTACTAGACTGTGGTGCCCAAGAAGCTGTTGTGTTGGTAACCGCATTTATATGAAATGTTTTGTTGGTTATCACCGCTCTCGAATCAAACGCAGTATCTCCATTCGACGTTAATATCTGAAGTCCGTAATCGTCGTTTCTGTTTTGTCCATCTGCAAAGATTTTACCCACGTCTCTAACAACGAAGTAATCCATCTCCACTTCCCAACCACGATAAACTAGAGTCTGCGTACCTTGAATGGTGTTTGTGAAAACTGTTCTAAAACTTCCACCCCAAAACTGAACCACATTAGTGACCGGATGTATGTTGCAGAAGTACCATTCTGGAGCATAGAAATAAGCAAAAGCTTGCCCCGTCGTTCCCTGATACGATTCTATGTGAGTGTCATAACTACCCCCAACAGGTTGTGGGTTTTTAACAAACAATAGATCGGTAGGACCCAGAGGACTGTCTAATGTAAACGAGTGTCCGGTGCCAGATTCCACCACTTGTAAATTGATAAGGTTAAGGTTTGTGTCAGTGACAAGAAAACTTCCGCCACCGTCTGTTCCTTCTACCTTTAATCCATAAGTCATTATGCAATCCTCACTGCTATCACATATCCCTCTCTGTTAGAAAAAGAGTTGACTCCACCGATTGTAAAACCAGTAGAAGTCCTTGAGGTGACCTTGACTCCTCTAAGGGGAGTTACCTGATTAGTATTAAAAAAAGTTATTACGACTTTGCTCTGATCATCAGCATCTAAACAAGTGAATGATGGACTTGAATCTACAGTCAAATCGAAATAAGATAAAACTTGTATGTTAGACGCTCGAATATTACTAGACCATACGACGGTCGAGTTGTCCGGACCATAAACTTCTATTCCGTGGCTCATACCAGTTTCCCTAGTTTGACGCGAAGACCTGTGGACTCATCCGTACTACTTGCGTCATAAATTCTAATATTTTCTCCGGTAAGAACCATTCTCTCACCCGACGCTGAGTAGTCGTCTGCCTGTGTGGTATCTATGTCTGTCGCAGTTCCACCAATGGTTAAGTTACTTTCAACGTGCGCAGTGATCGCGGTCAATGTTTCTGATTTTAATGAACCCACGTCAATTGTTTCTGCGGAAATGAATCCACCATCGATGACTGTTGCGCCACCATTGTCTCGACTCAGGGCACCTTGTGTGTTTGTAAAGGTTACCAAACCATCGAATGAGTATGACTTAAACGGAGGACTGAACAATAGGTTACCTGAGGCAGTTGTCGCAGTTCGACTTCCCGCAGTATCTTCTACTGCAAAGAATCTTGCTGCCCATAGACTTCCGGTTAGATCCGTGTCTTGCGGTGGAGAGATAGACCAGTTGTTTGTTAACCCATCAAATGTTCCGTCAGTGCCTACCGTTCCGGTTCCTATGAAATTGAAACTGGTTGCGGTTGGAGTGTCTGGACCATTGGTCCCGTCCCCAACTAGGTAGTAGATATAACCGTTCTCTTGTTGAGGTATAGTAGTTGGGTCTACTTCGCCTGGCTGTCCATCGGTTGAAATCTTTACTGGTTCTGACCAAGTCAGTGTCGCGTCTGTTCCAGTAAGACCTTGCGTAGTTGCCGTCGCACGACATAACCACAGTGGATCGAGATCTGTATTGGATTCTTGTGGATCTTCTGTCCATCCACCAGATAAGTTCTCTACGCGATCATTGGTGAAACTATATGTCGCGCCGACTGGTCCCCAGTTACCACTTCCGTCTGCTGGTGGTTTGTTGGCACTTCTTTTATAAACAGATGCGGAGAAGGTTGAGTAACCGTCCTCACCATTGTTGTGATCTTCGTATGGTGCAGACCATGTACCACCAACCTCGACACCAGTATCACCATCTGTGGCGAATTGATATTCTACTGCCCAGATCTTACCTGTCGGTGCCTGATCGGATGGAATATCTGCAACGATATCGTACCAACCGTCCGGTGGGACTAAAGAGTTACCGCCGATGGTTAGGGTTCCACTGGACGTGACGTTTGCGGCCGCAGCCTCTGCCTGTGTTCTTGTTACAGCGTCAGCACCGAAGTTTACAAAACCACCCGTTGGACTTGTTGGTGTTCCGGTTGATCTTTGAACAATAACTGCTCTGAATGTGGATCGACCATCACGACCAGAACCACCGGCGGTCGTTACGTCTGGTGTAGACCAAACGATAGTGGTATCGACGGTTTCGCCATCTGCTAAACCATTTGTCGAAGCAATACCCGACGACACATACAACTTCATGTTTGCATCGTTTTCGTCTGGGTTCTCCGGTATGGTCTTAGACCACCCGCTTGGTTGTGTAAAGGTTTTCGTTGAGAAGTCGAAACTACCACCTGAAGGTGTGCCTGCATTGTTTGCAAGATCAGTATTCGACCACTTGTAAACACTCAACTGTACGAAACTAAAACCATCCTCTGCGTCAACCGCATAGTTCATTACTAGTTTAGGTGCGCTGAAGGTTAATGTGTTGTCCGTACCAAGATACCCAATAAGACTTGCAGTCGTCCTTACTTCATATAAGTTCAGAGGATTGTCTAGGTCTAACTCTGGCGGTTCTTCATACCACGTCCCGTCTGTTACACCATTAACGACATCTGTATCACCTATCTTCACAAATCGATCGTCTGTGAAACTGTATGTCACGCCGTTGTTATCTGGGATAGGGTTTGGTAGTGTTGCGGATCGTGTGTATAGAGCCTTGGAGTATGTTGACACACTCTCGATAATACCCAGAGTGGGTTCACTCCATCCGTCCGCCACTGCATAGTCTGTTCCAGTATCACCGACGACACTGAACGCATAAGTAGATGACCATACGTCACCCGATCCTTCTGGTATACCTTCGAACCAAACACCCGACTCTCCTGCAACGGAATCTAGTGGGTCACCACCAAACACCTCGTTACCGAAATCGAAGAATCCGCCTTCTGGTTTAGATGGAGCTGGGATAGCGTCACCGACTTTCCATCCGTCTGGTTTAGGAACCTTGCGGTATACTGCCTTCTCGAAGATAGACTTACCGTCTTGTCCGTCCAAACCTGTAGAGGTTTTGACTGGGTTAGTCCAGTTGATGTCTGTGTCTTCACCCGTAGGATCCGCAAGTCCCGCGTTAGTTGCGATACCAGAACTAATGTATAAGTCGCCCGTTGGATTGCCATCTTCGTCTTGTGGCAGAGGGGGAACGATAGACCATCCTGTTGGTGGAGTTAATACCTGAGATCCAAAATCAAATGATCCGCCCGTTGGTGCGGTCAATGATGTTGTCGATCTCTTGAAGATAGAAACTTGAGCATACGAGTCGCCATTGTTCGCGTCAACAATACCACCCAACTTATATGGTTCTGACCAATCTGTTGCGGTGATCGTTCCTTGTTGTGATAGGTAATCTCTGAATAGGAAGTTACACGCCCATAGGTCATCATCACCTGCTGGGATGGTACCTGACCAACCCGAAGGTGGGGTTAGTGTAACTGAAGGAAAGTCGAACGTACCACCATTGGGTGTTGATGGTTGAGTTGGAGATCTCTGGTAGATTGTTGCTTGATAGTAAGATGTTCCGTTCTGGCCTGGATCTGTTGGACCACCACCACCACCACTGGCATCTTCTAGGTTAGTCCACTTGGTTCCGTCCCACTTGAGGACGTGACCGACCAACACGGGAGAACTAAACTGGACATCATCCAAGTCATCTAAAGACTCTACGTCCGAAGACCCCGTACCCACATCACTCTTGTTCGCAAGTTCAATCCATTGTCCACCGTGCGCAAAGTATGCAGCAGCAGTGTCATGAACATGCGCGAACATACCATGATGTGTCGCGGCGTCCGGTAAGTCCGATACCGAAGAATACATGTTGCCGAATAAAACTTTGTTACCACTCATGTCAAGAGTGGCACCCTCTATATGATCACGAATCTCTTGTAGAGAGAAGTGTGGGTTGTCGTTCAAGTGTTCTGTGATAAGAGCAATAACTTCGTCACGATCTAAACCTGCGTCTAGTAGTTCAAAGTTCTCGTTGATCTTATCGAACGCCGCGTTGATATTATCCGCGAGGTCGACTTTCTGTATTGTGTCGTCGCCGTGACTCATTCTTTGTTCTCCACTAGACGGGTAAGTAATTGTTTGATCTCAGACATCTCGTTCTTCAGGGTAGTTACCTCTTCCGTGAGTGAGTTCATTCTTTCCGTCTCTAGTCTCTTAGCCTCTTTTATTTTTCTCGCCTTTGCGATTTCTGCACGGTTAGTGTTCAGGATCGCCCCTGTCTGTTTGTCTCTTACTAGATTAGTATGTCCTTCGACCTTCTGGTATTTATTCATTACGTTGCCAATGCGATTACACGTAAGTCACGAATACGTGGTGACTTGGACGAGTTGTTTGATTTCATAACAACCTTGACTTGGAACGAAGTGAACTCAAGTACGGTAGATCCTTCCGGACTCTCTTTAGTGTACTCGTACTCGCGGAATACAGACACATTGTCGTCTGAAGGGACAGCATTGTCCACATTCAATAGTTCCCAAGGGGCGTCTACCAGAGAGTCATCATCAACAGAAGTCTTAACATAAACCTCAAATGAAGATCCGGTTGGACGGTTCGCGCCAAAGATTACTTTTAAACCCACCGAACTTTCATCGATGGTTGTTGGTCGTGTAATGTGTTGGGCTTCATCGTTCGATCCGATTATATTTTCTAGTGCAAGCATCGACACTCTTTGCAAATCGATAAGAGGAGATACTTTAGAGTCGGATGTCGAAAGACCTAAAATGAATTCTAAACTTGGTATCGGATTACCAGATGTATCCTGTTTGTTATCCGCAGTCGCTACCACCGAAGGTTTGGTGAATGTATTAACTTCGTTAAGGAAAACATCACGGATGTTAAGACCCTTCGAATAAGAGACTCCGGTAGTTGTATTGTTTCGATCTCCACCATATGAAGAACCTTCACACGTATCCACTTGAGCGGAGATAGAAGTTCCATTAGGCGTGATTGAAGAAATCTGAGGCGTGAACTCATCGAACATAACGTTTTGAGTTGCAGTAGTTGAGGCATAAGATACGGAATCGACAACAACGTCTCCTCCTGTCTCTGTTGATGTAGCTGTTATCCCCTGTCCTGCAACGATAGTATACCCTGAAGGTGTCACGTTGTCAATAACAAATGTTCCGTTTAAGTCGATACCACCGACTACCGCCGTGTTTGCAAATGTGACTTCATCCAGTGCACTGAATCCATGACCCACATGTCTTACTAGAACCTGATTGCTTCCACTCGTTGTACTGAACGGGGTGCTTCCCAGAGACACTGAAGGTAGAATTGCATTGACTAGGTGTACTGATCCCGACATGTCAAACTCCGCACGTTCTAGTTCGAACATTAGATCCTTTGTCTGATCTGGTGTCCAAGTAGAACCACTCTGTGACATGAACAGAGAACCAAGTGAAGGTTGCTTCGATACCTTACCTTCGTTACCACCAATAATAGTCTCGTAGGTTTGTGCTACGTATACGTTATACTCAACCGACTCTGCAAGTAGGACGATAGCATACTCTTCACCTGCGGTTAGGTATACTGGTTCGTCAAACTCAATGGTCGTTCCATTAGATCGAATGTTTGCAATGTCTGTGTTAGGTGCGAGCGTGATGTCTTCGGGTTTGACAAACTTCACTGAGCCTGGTACAATAGTAGTTGTTGGTATGCCGTTTTCTACTGGGCGGATCTGAACCTGCATCGGAATCGTAGAGTCTTTACTCTGTACGTAGACGCGCACCTTAGTTAAGAAGATACCGTTTGGATTTTCGGCTGGGTCAACGAAGAAAGACTGCGCGAGCGGATCCTTACGACGACGAACTCGTTGTGGTATACGTGTAGTCCTGACAGTACGTTGGATGGACTCGATAGTTCCGGTCGATGTATAAGGAGCGATAGAGTTCGTCAGTGACTCCGCCGCCTGTTCTGTTGTTAGTCTCGCGGATGTGGTGTCAACATTGATGTCTAGGATCTGGAAGTCTTGGGTTCCAGTACGGAATCTTAAAGCATCTGTGTTTGGAATTAGAAATTGTCCAACGACCTCACCTCTGTTGTTGGTTGTCAACTGACCCGAACCAACGATACCAGTTGCGGATGCCTGTGATGATCCCACTTCAGAATCGGTTGTTGAAAACTCAACGAATGTGTTTGTTGGTCGACACCATGAAGAGACATTACGACTACCGAAGTATGCCCACACCTTTGCGTTTGGACGAAGACCTTCTGCCTTGAACGACACCAGACGCGATCGCATGAATGGAATGATCTCAACACCCGCAACACGTTCTCCGATAAATTCTTGAACGCTTCTTGACATGGTGGTTAGTGGGAATATGTTTTCTCCAAACCTTTCTAATGAATCAAAACGATTGAATCCGTTCCAATTCCACATGTCATTGAAACCCACACCAAGGTTACGTGGTGGGGTACGACGAACAACCGTCTGCATGATTGGTGGTAGAGTTCGAGTCTCCACCCACTCATCACTTGATGGTGATAGTGTGATGTGACCTTCCTGCGTGATAACCGCGAACGGGTTGATGTTCATGGTACTGGTGGCTACATCCTGCGTGATGAATGGAGCGTGTGTGTACGGCAGAGTTGCGTAATCTCCGGTTCGAACTGAACTGCCTGAAGAATCATCATGTTTCAACTTAACAAGGTTCTCTCTGAAAGACGGCTGCATCTGTCCACTTGTGGTTTCTACCGATGCACGATAGTCTAACCCGTTCACGTCCGAAAAGTTAAATGAAGAGAAGTTGTCCGCGATGAATCCCGCTTTAGTTCTAGGGTTACCGTTCGCGTCTAATACATCTAGTGATTGCGTACTAGACTCCAGTAAACTTAGAGTCGTCAATTCATATAGTCCTTCTACTCTACTCTCGATTTTACCAATGTCCTTCATCGTATATCGTTTGTGAGATTGTTTCTCACTTGTTAGATCTGTGGAGTCAAAGGTGTATGCGTTAAGTCGGTAGACGTATAGAGGAAGAGATCCCGTAGGTGTCTCTGGTGGTCTAGGAGATGCAGAAGGTTGACCTTGAATTACTTGCAGCTCACCGAAACCAACATCACCATAACTGTCCATAACATTTGCTACCAGAACGTCAATACGAGGTAGGTAGTACTCGACATTATTAATAACCAGAGAGGATGAGTTCTGTGGTAGAGGCATCACCTTAAATGTTCCGTCTGAATTCTTAGATGGACGGAAATCAATAACGTCACGAAGTGATATGGAAGTTCCGTTACGCATTGTGTACGAAGGTATCTGGTCGTAAGTTAGCTGACCCTCACCTGTCTTGTATGAACTTGCAGAGAAGAAACCACCTGCACCCGAACTGTGTGCGAAGTGTTTAAACTTGACAGATACTGTCGCACCTGTTGGTATAGTGTTTCCTGGCTTTAGATTGAATCTGACAAAGTCATAATAGTTATCTCGTTGACCACCATCCATTTCGTACATGAATGTTATGTCTGAAGAAATGTTGTCGACGGTTTGGGTTACCTGTGTCAACTCATATCCATCTACAACATCCGTAGAGATTATGTCGTATCCACTGGTCACATTTACTTCACCGTCAGTTAAGACCTTTTCTTTAGCGGTAGCGTCTATCGCCTTGTAATATAGGATCGCATAAGTTTTCGCGTCGTCCAGTCCCGTGTATGTTCCGTCAAGACTAGGAACCGATATTTCTCCTGTCAAGACATTTCCATCTTCTTCTGCGATAATCCAGTTCTGAGACTCAACCCCTCTTGGGAGAGGTCCGATAACTCCGCCGGTAGGAGATGTTCTCTCGACTACCTGTGCGGTATATGATATGTTAGCCACTTTGTCTGCAACCGGACTTGATTGAGGAAGATCAAACAACAGATTGTTATCTGAAGTTCCATAAACATCCGCATTCTTTAGTTTCAGAGTTGAAGTGACACTAGACCCATTTGGGGTTGACATCTTAACAACAGAACTGAAAGACTCATCTACATTCATAAAGATGTTAAACAGGTATGCCCTCATACCCAGTTGGTCTTCTTCGATTCCTCGTAAGTTCACACTTCCTATATTGTTGTCAGCGGAATCGATCAAATCCAATTTGCCGAAGTTTTCAACATCACCTAGACCGATGGTTTCTGCACTTTCGTGATCTATGTAAACCCAGTTGCCATAGGATGCAGCAACGTTGTCTGATTGTGGATTTGTTGAGGAACGTGCGCGTGGTACCTTGATAGGTGTACGACCGATGTCTAGTCGATATCCATCTACGTATGCGATACCTTCGGACACGTCTAATAGAAGTTCCTGATCATTCAGGTCTTCGAAGATTGCGGTGAAGTCATCGACGATATAGTCACCCGACTCTTCCTTGGTACGTTGGGCAAGGAGTTTGTTGATACGGTTGTATCCGTCGTGACTTGTGACCTCGCGAGTTATGACACCGTCGAGAACACGTGCGACAAAAACGAAGTTGTCTTCAGTCGATAGTTCGCGTGTGGTCGGTGTCAATAGAATTTTGTATCGGTGTGCGCCCGGCGAACTTATGTTTGGCACATCACCTTGGTTGTCGAACAAAGAATCATCATCACCTTCAGTGAAAACGTATTCTTCAATTCTGAATCCGATGTCTACTGGTTTCGGGTTTCCGTCTGAATCTAGGTGATCAGTCCCGTCCTTATCAAGAACAAAAGAACCGCCGATCGCATGGACGAAGTGTCCCTGTACAAAGTAGTCACCCGCAGCAAAGTGTGCGACGGTTGCGGTACCAGACGCCTCTAGGGTTCCTGCTTCAGTGTCGTCCCCCACAGAGAATCTCGGTGGGTGCTCACCACCAGCGTCTGAGAGTGTGTCTGTGTATTGGACATAAAGTGTTTTATCGTCTACTGATAGAACCTTCGCCTTTAGTCCAGCATCATTGGTAAGAGCGGAGATTCCTTCCGGAACGATACTGGTCGGTGTGACACGAACAAATTCAACTTTGTTATCTACTGTGACACCACCAGGCTTTACTAATGCGCCTTCTTTAAATATGTTACCACCGAATCTCGCAATCTCTTCTTGGATGATTGTCTGTAACTCAGTAAGTTCTCGTGCTTGCAGTGCACGACCGGAATTAAAAAGAACTCGATGGTATCCGTCATCCGCGTCGTAAAAGTCGCGGTAATCTAACTTGAAAGTCGTATCAGTTTTTTTCTTTGCATTGATTTCCATGATTTACCCTAGACTGTGATGACAACCTTGATGTCTTCTTGTTGTTCTGCGTCACGACGGATGCGTGGATGATTCTCGATGTATAACACATCTCCAGTATAACGATCAATCCCATACTTGGCGGTAGAACTTTGTACTGTCCCAGACTTATTTGTATTGTCTACTTGAACCACGTTTCCATCAAGAGATGTGTATCCAGTAGAATCATTCTGGTGATAGAAGACAACTGGCCCAATGACTTCATCAACGTATGCTCTTGCTCCGTTGTCCGGTTCGTTTCGAATTAACTTTCCGTGTTCGAATGAAGCGTTAACGTTCATGGTAATAGCAGATAGACATTTATCTCCTGCGCCAGTATACGGTTGTCCGTCTGGTTTCTTAGGACCCTTGATGATACCGATTTGTCGGAAAGAGTTCTCTAGGATAAACCTATTGTTCTCATCACCGTTTGGTTTGATTGTCATTAGTACCGAACTTGTTTTGAAATCAGATGCAGCATCTGCACCTAGACCAGCACTGGATGTGATGACTGCACGAGCGACTGCATCGGTATCTTCTTCACCGTTGCCTGAGAATGTGATTATCGCACGACTGTATCCCTTACCATATGACGTTACGGTATTTCTTGTCTCTACATCTCCTGCCATTTCGCGATATGCTAATACGACTTTAACGATCGCACCATCTTTAACAACTGCTGTTGCTGTTGCGGTTTCAGTACCGTCTCCTAAGATTGTTACCGTTGGTGGATTGTTTTCATCATATCCAGTACCACCGTCAGTTACTATGATGTTTGTGATCTGACCACCAATCGCCTTGTCAGCAACGTGCCACTGTAGATCTTCGATAGAGTCACCGTCACTCAGTTCATCTTCTAATGGTTGAACTGGAATGTGGTTTGATGATAGGAAGGTGTAAATATTTTCGGGAGTGAGAGAGAACATATACTTCCATGTGTAACCATCCGATAATGTGAATGGTAACCACTGCATAGGTTCACTTGGATTCAATGATGTATCCAATGGAGCATGATCGTAGTAGTTTGGTTCTACCATAGAAGGTTGATGTACCCCTGTGTCATCAATGCCAGGCGACAAACACAGGTACACTTCTTTTGCACTGTTCATTACGTAGAACGGGAACTCACTTCCCGTAGGTGATACTTTGTCGTCCCATCCAAGATACTTCGAACCCTGAGTCCAGTTGTATCTGCGGGTAACCATGACCGCACCCTCAACTTTCTTGATGGATTGTAAATTGTTTCTGAACTCTCGTTCTTCCCATGAAGAATCTATTGGTGCTGGAACTGTGTCGTCTGTACCAAAGATATCGGACTTACCGATACCAATGTAGTAGTCAGATTCAGTACCAAGAACACCTGCAAGGAGATCCTTAGCAAGAGAGGTTCTCAAAGGTTGTCTAACAATAGCTGGCATTTCATCTTTCCTGAATAGAAATAATATTTCATATTTATAACGATTCTACGAGTCTCTCAGAAAATTATTTAACCACGTCTCTTTCTGTAGGTGATTCATCAATAACTCTTTGTAGATAACAGGCAGTTCATATGGACTACTTCTGTGGTGACTGACATGACGCAAAGCCTCTTCTCTTAGAGGTCCAAGGTATTCGTCATAGTCGTGAACCTTCTGGGCACTCCCCTCTGTCGTCCTGTCGATACAATAGAGGTCGCTGGACATTGACAAGAAGTAACAGAGATTTCCTTTCTGGTGTTCTCCCAAAAGTTTGTAGGTGTATGCGTGATCTTCACCATTACCTATATCTGTGTTGAATCTATATTGCGCAGACTTTCGGCTTTGTAGAATGATGAAGTCTACAGAGACTGGTCTCTCATCTATAAACAGATGACTGACCTGCGGTCCCATGCTATCGGTGGGTGCGCACATAGAAGTTCCCCACACACTGGCATGGTATTTATCGTTCACCCACCATCGGTGACCGGACTGCAATGCGTAGTCACAGATACAGTCGCACGGTATCACACCCAAGACATCTATGCATGGGAAGTGTTTGATGTGGTTGTACAGTGATTGGAGATAGGAAGGATATAAGAAGTCGTCTCCGTCAATCTGAGAAACATAGTCCGCATCGCTCTGTAAGAAAACTTCGAGACACGCGTTCTTGCCCATTCCCGGCTTACCATTACTCTCTGTGTTGACGATACGAAATGGTTGGTCTATCTCAAGTACCTGTTCGTAATATCCTTCATGAATAGTATTGACCACAATCACCACTTCCCATTCGATGGGAGATATTTTCACAACGTTTTGTACAGATCTGATTAGTCTCTCTAACTTTGGAATGTCATTAGAGGTCAGCAAGGTTGTCAATAGTTTCATAATTACTCCGCATCAAAAAAGAATGTCTGGAACAGTCGACCGTTGTATTGGTCAGTTCCAAAGCCAGGCACTACACTGCGATGGTAATACATCGAGTCATAGATGACCATTCGATTATAAATGTTCTTTGCCTCTGCGACCATCTCCCAGTCCGACTCTAAGAACTCAAACTCGTTGAAGTCAATTGCAACGTCTGGACCATGTCGCATAATCCCAGTGGGACGATGGCGATAGATCGCAGTACCAGAGTCTAGTGGAGCGTCGGGGGTTAAGTATATGACTGCGGCGTAAGACATCTCATCATGGTGAATCCACGTTCGAGAGTCTTGTGTTGTATACTGGAATGCGGTATTGTAATTATCAGTAGGGAAGTAGGTTATCTCTTTTCCTATGATGGATTGGAAGTGTTCGATTAGATGTTCGTGATAACCACCATCACCAGAACATGGTTGTGTTCTAAGGCCTGGGTAGTTTCCTGTAACATTAAACTCTTGACTAAGGGCGTATTCTCTAACTGCATCTGGGTTAGAATAAAAATCTTCAATTATAGTAAACATTATATACCTATGGTTAAACCCCCCCTTGCGGGGGGATATCAATTAGTTCAACTTACCGATCTTCACCCTCAAACTATTGTTGTTATCAAAAATGTCTATAGACGTTGACGAAAACTCAAGTCGTTCATTAGGTGCTGTCCCTGTATTTAGGAGGCCACTCATATCAACAAATCCTTGATTGTTAGTCAACTCTGTGAAGTTAGCGTTTCCTGTTCCGGTCACATTCTGTGTTGATCTGAATACTCGACCTGTATTGATGTGCCACCAAACGTCACCGACAAAGATCTTATCAACTGTGCGGAAAGATTTAATTCCACTGGAGGCTGTTGCGTTTACATTCGATGGGAACGTAGTCGATGTGTTGAATAATACTGCGTTACCGAATCCACCGACTGGACCCTGCTGACCTTGGACACCAGCAACACCTGTTGCGCCTTGAGGACCGTCTGGGCCTGGTTGACCTTGATTACCTTGGCGACCTGTAGGACCCTGTTGTCCCTGCGCACCAGTGCTACCCATAGGACCTGTCACACCTTGACGACCCTGCGGACCCTGTTGTCCTTGAGCACCTGTCGCACCAGTGACACCAGTTGCACCTTGGCGACCCTGTGGACCTTGTTGTCCTTGAGCACCTGTCGCACCAGTGCTATCCATAGGACCTGTCACACCTTGGCGACCCTGTGGACCTTGTTGTCCTTGGACACCCTGTGGTCCAACATTACCAGTTGCACCTTGACGACCCTGCGGTCCTTGTTGTCCCTGAACACCTTGAGGTCCAACATTACCAGTTGCACCCTGTCGTCCTTGAGGGCCTTGTTGTCCTTGGACACCCT